TGTAACACCTGCGTTTGTAATTGCTACATCTCCTGATACTGCTACACTTGCTGCAACGTTTGAACCGTTACCTACAAGAATATTACCACTTGTTAGTGCTGCTAGTTTAGAAAAGTCTATTGCTGCCGCAGATGCAATATCTGCGTTTTCAATATTTGAAATAGAGTTACCTGTTCCATTTGCATCAAAGGTTTTGTTGGTTAAAGTATCTGTTGTATCTGTACCAACTAATGTAGTTGTTGCAGTTGGTAATGTAACTGTACCTGTGTTACTAATAGATGAAATTATTGGAGTTGTTAATGTTTTATTAGTTAATGTTTGTGTATCGGTTGTACCTACAACTGAACCTGTAACACCATGAACTCCAGATGTTGGGTTATCTACTTCTGCTCCATGTGCTAAGTTTGATATTGTGTTATTATCTCCATCTATTGTTTTGTTTGTTAGTGTTTCTGTTGCTGATGCAGTTGATAAACCTGCTTCTGCTGCTGTTTGGTTAATCCATTTACTTGTACCGTTATCATATGCTAAAACCTCATTATCTGCCACGCTTGTAATTGTGACATCTTGAACATCATCAATAGAATTAACTGAACCTCCACCATATCCATACCAGTAGTTTCCTTTTCTAATAAAAATCTTTGGAGATGTTTCTGATAATGTTTCATTAATTCCACTAACAGTTACAATTTGTCCACTTACTGATGGAGAACCTGTGTGCGTAATTGTGATTGTATCTCCTGCATCTGCAAATACGTACAAAAGATCGTACTGATTTGTATTTGTAATATCAAAAGTATCAATAGTGTCTGTTGTTCCTGTTTCTGCTGCTGCGACAGTAATAGTATCAGTTACAGCAAGGTTACCTGAAGAAATTGTAATAGTTGATGTTTGTGGGCTAAATCCCAACATTCCCTGTGCATCTGGTGCTGCGTTCCACTCATCTGTTCCGATTTCTGAAGTTCCATCGTCAGGTGTGGTTGCTACTGTTGCATGTTTGTAAATTGCTTTTCTAGCCATTTATTCTCTTTCCTCCTAATACTACTGTAACATTTTCATTCATTTTAACTTTTGCGTTCAAACCTGAATCAGGTGTATATTTGTCACTTTTAGGGATTTGCAATCTATTAATTCTATTCAAAAGGTCAAAGACTTTGCCCATTGAGGACATTAGTCTAAACTCCATTGAATGTATGATTTACGAAAATCTTCAGGGTATCTGATGATGTTTTGTTAAATGATGTTAAATCAAAGTGTGTTAACAACTTTGTTGATGTTGTTGGAGAACCTGCTCCTACATGAATACATCCACCAATAATTGCGTTTGCTGAAAAGTCAGATGTTGCCCAACTTGTTCTCCAAGTTACAATATCTGTACCTGCACCTGTGTTATCTGTATCTCCATCATTTGTTTTAGGATAAGTTGCATCGATTGCTTTTCTTGAGGCTGTAATTGGTGTTGTTACTTCATTATAAGTATCTGCTTTTGCAGGAGTTGCTGCACCTGTTCTGAGTTCCATTCTGCCACTTGCACCACCAAAGTCAGATGTTGGAGCTTCTCCACAGGCAGATTGTGCATAATAAAGATCGCCATCATTAGTGACAATATTTTTAGAATAATACCAAGTTTTCTCTCCAGTGAGAGTATTTTCTTTTACAATACAGATGTTTAAATCTGGGTTAATTTGAGTTCCTATTGGTTTGTTAGATTCTGTTAGTTCTATCATGTTTAATCATTATATCATATAGTATATAAATATTCTCATACTCTAATCATGTATAAAATTTCCAAATAATCATAACCACCTGAACCAGACAAAACTATGTCTCCACTGGTTCCTCCAGGGTTAGTAGTATTTGGTGCTCCTTTAGGAAAAATATCTCTGAAATCTGGAATATTAAATGTAGTAGAACCGTCTCCTACTCCAAATTGTGTACCTATAACGTCAAACAAATTTTTGTAAGTTGTTCTTGATATTGCTGATCCATCACATAACATCCAACCTGAAGGAATATTATTATACTGACCTGCGTACATGTGAATTGTTCCTGTTGGTAATAATGCATATTTAAATAAATCTGTTTGATTAACTTGAGATATTGCTGTTACTACTCCACTAGATGTAGTAATTTTTGCTACTTTAACTGCATCTGTAGGTATAGTTCCTGTAGTGTTTTTAGTAAAATCCCATGCTTCAGCTTCAGAATTACCATCTCTTGATAATTGCACATAAAGATAGTTTGTTGTATTATCTGTAAGTCCACCTACATTTGCATTTGAAGTATTTTCTATAACTAATCCTTTTAGTCTAATTCTTCCAGTTCCAACAATAACATCTAAACCTGCACCTGCTGTTACTGTAAAACCAGTAGATACAAAATCTATAATTATATCACTAAACATTTCTTCAAAATCGCTAGGTGCTACGACTTTAGCACTTATAGAATCTGAACGAGGATAAAGAATTTTTGCCATTATAAGGTCAACTGCCACTCAACTATTGCTCTTTTTGATGAAGTTTTTACGAGTGGACTACCATCTATTTGTCTTGCTACAAGTGCGTTATTATTATCTCTAAGTCCAATCTCATTCCAAGTATAATTTGCTTCTGAATAACCAAAATCTGTTGATACGTATAAAGTAGGATTTACATACACTCTACCATCAGATGATATATTTTTCCAATATTTGTTAGTTACTGCTTGTAAATCTGTTTGTGCCAATGCTGCTGCTGTAGTAGAATCTCCTACACCTATTTGTTGTAAATAATATCCACCTGAAATATTACCAATATATTTAAGAATAGAATCTTTACCTGCATTAACAATTAAGTTTTTAATAGTGGAATCTTTGATTAAAATTTCAGTTCCATCGGCTTGTTTTTCCCATGCTCTTATGCGTACATGACCATTAAGAGGCACTATTTCATTACTCATGATCCGTAAACATCTCCTGTGGTTCTAGAACCGTATGTGCTTGTACCGTAAACTGCGACATCTTTCTCAATTTTACTTGATGTGTCCGTAATACTTAAGGTTTCTGTATATTCGTCTATTGTATATTTTATAATCGTATCTACTAATGCTATTATTTCTTCTGGAGATTCATAATCCTGAATGTCTTTATTTTGAGTAAGAGAAGTTTCATAATCATGTATTTTTTTAATAATTTCTTTATCATTATCAAAATAATCAAATCTATATTCTCCTACTGTTAATTCAGTATTTAATTCTGGATATGTCCATTCTATGGATTTTATCACATATCCTGTGTCTATTCCTAAAAACTCATTTTTAACATTTATTACATCATTTTCATTAAAATATAAAATAGGATTACCAAATTTTACAGACACATTTTGATTAACTTCTGAATATCTGTTTAAATAAGATGCCACAAATCTTACACCATCACTTCTATTATTAATCCAGTTTAAATTAAATCTTTTAGAATGTATACCATATTGTGCTATACTAGCTGGTTTTTCTCCTTTTATTACTAAAGGTATTTCATAATTATATTCTACAACTATATTATTTGTTCCTGAAGCAGGAGGACTTGTAAATGTTATTTCTTTTTGTAAAGAATCAACTTCATAATCAACACCATCTGGTTCTTGTTCAACGCCACTTATTTTAACATTTAATGAAGTTGCAGAAAATTCTAATGTAAAAACAGTATCAACTGCATTACCACTAAAACTTTCTGTTGTAGTATAACTTTGTTTTTCTCCTATAAGTGTAACACTATTAACTAATTTTGAATCATCGTATGCAGATTTTTCAATTAAAGCTCCTACACTACCATGAGTTATTTGTTTACCTGTATCATTAAAACTAATTGGTTCAAAGAAAAATTCTTCAGCAGGTGTAGTATAAAATATTCTATTTGTATAACTAGCAAAATCAGTGATTAAATCATATAATTTACCATCTGCTATAAAATTAGATATTGTTATACCTGATGCTATGTTTCTGTCATTATATGAAAAATCAGTGTTATTTTGAATTAACTGACCAACTATATATTCTGGTGTTTGACTTGAATATAATTCTCCTCTTACATCTTTTTCTGCTAAAATTTTTCCATAACTTTGACATGTTATTTTTTTACCTACTAATTCTAAATCTATTTTTGTAACATATCCACCAAATTTTAAAATACTTCTTGGATTTATCTGTGTATATATTTGACTTGCTTCAAGATCAGATTTGTTTTCTCCTTTGTATATTCTTAATCTTAACATTTTACCTATATAAAATCTTGAACTATAATCTTTTCCTATTAACATCGAATATGTATTTGTAGGATCATATGAACTATTGACTGTTCCTACGCTTGTTCCATCTACATACATAGTAATTAAATTACTTGAATCACGTTTAATTCTAATAAGATGTTTAGCTCCATCATTTAATCCTGAAACAGAACTTGTAATAGTATCTGAACCTATGTAAAATTTAACATCCCCAAATAATGTTGCGTTTACATTTAATGCAAATCCATTAGTATTACTACTACGTTTTGATAATATGCATTTTTCAGTTATACTAGTCCAACTAGTCCAAACAAAAATATCAAACACTCCAGATAAATCTAATGTATCAGAATCAGCCACAGATGCAAATGCAGTTGTTCCATTAAACACTGCTTGTTTACCATAGAAATCTGATTCAGATTCATATGTAATACCTGTGGCAGTTCCATGATTTTGATTAGTGCTTTCATCATTAACTCCACCTTGAAAACAATATGCAGCAGATAATCCTTCTACAGATACAAAATCAAATAATGTTTCTATTCTATCGTTTACAGAAATATCATCACTTTTTCTACATTCAAAATTTAAACTATCAACTGCACGTTCTCCTTCTTTTTTTAATGTAACTGATAAAGGAAAAATCTCAGTAGTTCTGTTTTTTATTAATTTTAAAACATGTGTCATTTTAATTACCTATGGAGGTGTAACGCCTTGACCTTCTGCTGATTCGCCTGACCCTCCACCTGTAATTACATTACCTACTATGAATGATAGATTTGCGTTCCATGTAACAGGTGTTGTTCCAGACTTGTTTAATGTTATAGATTCAATCAAACCTTGTCTAGAAAATCCAGTGTTACCAATGATTATTTGATAAACATCTGTAAGTCCAGTTACCTGTATACCTGATGCTCCACTTAATAATCCATTGGGTTCAAGCAAAAATCTTGCTTGATGATCTGCTAATCTAAATCCTGTATCAGAAGAATATTGTGGAAATGGAACTGGTGTTGTTCCTGTTCCTGCTGTACCATCTAAATTATAATTATTTGCTAATACAACATCTGTTGATTCATCATGAATTACCCATGATACTTGTATTCTTATTGCATTACCGTCTGCTTTTGTTAATACGTTAAGAGTATCATTTGATTCT